TTACTGGAGCAGGGGGTGTAGGGAGAGCTTTAGCAGGAGTGGCTTTAATAGGATTAGCTTTCGCTACTGGTGGAGCTGGTTTGTCATTAGGTCTTAGTGGTTTTACAGGAGGTGCTGGGATATCTGCTGTTGTAGGGAATATTGGTATTGGTCTTACACTTATGGGTGTAAGTGAAATGTTATTTCCTTTACCTAAACCACAAGATTTTAGTAATGAAGAAGATCCAAGAATATCATTCAGTTTTTCTGGTGTTCAAAATACATCTAGGGCTGGTACTTCTCACCCAATAGCCTACGGTGAGATAGTAACAGGATCAGTTGTTATTTCTGCTGGTATTGACACTAATCAGGTACAAGCATGACAGATAAAATTATTAGAGGTTCTGGTGGTCCTCCTCCCACTCCACCCTCTCCAACAAGAGCACCTGATACTTTAAATAGTAGACAGTTTGCTACAATCCAAGATTTATTGTCTGAAGGAGAGATAGAGGGTTTTGCTACTCCATCTAAAGCAGGACTTACAAAAGGCACTACTGCATATAATAATGCAGCATTAAAAGATATATTTTTAAATGATACTCCTATTCTTAATTCCAGTGCTAGCAACACTAATCCTCAAACAGCAGACTTTAACTTTCAAAATGTAGGATTCACGCCTCGTTTTGGAACGTCAAACCAAGAGCATATTCCTGGTATTGAAAGTAGTCAATCTTTAACAAGCGTAGGAGTAACAGTAACAGCTTCTTCTCCTGTTACTCGTCAAATAACAAATACTAATGTTGATGCTGCAAAAGTAACAATTACATTTCCTCAGTTACAAAAAGCCACAGATGAAGGAGATTTACTTGGTTCAACTGTCGAATTAAAAATACAAGTTCAATATAATAGTGGCGGTTTTAGTGATGTTTTATCAGACACTATTACTGGTAGAACTGCTGATGCGTACCAAAAAGAATATCGTGTAAATATTACTGGTGCGTTTCCTGTAGATATTAGAGTTGTAAGAGTTACGGCAGATAGCACTACTTCTAGTCTTGTTGATGCTTTTACTTGGACAAGTATCGGTGAAATTATTGATGATAAGCAAAGATATTTAAACAGTGCCTATACAAATTTAAGAATAGATTCTGAACAATTCAGTTCTATACCAAAACGAGCTTTTCGTATTCGTGGTGTAAAAGTAAGAATACCAGGAGCAGGAGCATCTAGTTCTGGTACACCTACTGTTGATTTACAGACAGGCAGAATAATTTATCCAAGTGGTTACATATTTAATGGAACAATGGGTGCTGCTGTTTGGTGTTCATGCCCTGCAATGATACTTCTTGATTTGTTAACAACTGAAAGATACGGATTTGGAACGCATATTACAGATGCAAATTTAGATTTATTTAGTTTTGTGGCAGCTAGTAGATATGCAAATGAACTGGTATCAGATGGTTTTGGAGGACAAGAGGCAAGATTTAGTTGCAATGTAAATTTACAAGGATCTATGGAAGCGTACACATTAATTAACGAATTAGCTGGTGTTATGAGATGTTTTCCTATTTGGTCTGAAGGTTCTGTAACCATTTCACAAGACAAACCAACAGATCCAAGTTATTTATTTAGTTTGGCAAACGTAGGTGAAGGTGGGTTTTCATATTCTGGCAGCAGTTTAAAACAAAGACATACTGTTATCTCTGTTAGCTATTTCAATATGGATAGTAGAGAAATAGATTATGAAGTTGTAGAGGATACTGCTGCACAAGCCAAATTAGGAATAGTAAAGAAAGATGTAAAAGCATTTGCCTGTACTTCTCGTGGTCAGGCTCAAAGATTAGGTAAAGCGATATTATTTAGTGAACAAAATGAATCTGAAGTTATTAGTTTTACAACATCAATAGATGCTGGTGCGATAGTAAGACCTGGATCTGTAATCTCTGTCAATGATCCTGTTCGTGGTGGAGAAAGAAGATCAGGGAGAATAAATGCAGCAACCACTACGCAGATAACTGTGGATAACACACAAGATTTAGATACATTTACTGGATCGAATAAAAAGTGTAGTGTAATATTGCCTGATGGTACAGTTGAAACTAAAAATGTAACTGGAATTGTAGGCAGTGTAATTACATTAGATTCAGCCTTATCTGCAACACCAAATGTAAATGCTATTTGGTTACTACAAAGTTCTACTTTAGAAGCACAAACTTTTAGAGTGATAACAGTAGAAGAACAAGATGGTATTAATTATGCAATAACAGCTTTAACTTATATTGATGGTAAATATGCAAATATTGAATCTGGAATAAGTTTACCTGCAAGAAGTATATCTTTATTAAACGAACCGAAAAGTCCTCCCTCAAACTTACAGGCATCTGAAAGAGTTGTCGTTATAAATGCTCTTGCAGTAACTAAATTAATTTTATCTTGGGTATCTGTTACAGGTGTAAGTCAATATCTTGTTCAGTATAGATTTAATAATACTAACTGGGTAAATGAAGTTGTATTTAGACCTGACTTTGAAATTATCGGTACAGAAGCAGGAACTTATGAATTTAGAGTATTTTCATTTAATGCAGCTTTAAAATTATCTGCCACATCAACTGATATAACATTTAATGCCGTAGGTAAGACAACACCACCAGGTAATGTTCAAAACTTATCAATGGAGCCTATTACCAATAAATTGGTAAGACTAAGATGGACAAAAGCTGTAGATCCCGATGTCCTTCACGGAGGGCGGGTTTATGTGAGGCACAGTAATCTGACGGACGGAAGCGGTACATTTCAAAACTCTGTTGATCTTGTAACTGCATTAGCTGGTAATACTACAGATGTTGTTGTGCCATCATTAGAAGGAGAGTATATTCTTAAGTTTCAAGATGACCAGGGAAACTTTAGTACGGGAGAAGCCAGTGTAATACAGGATTTACCTGATCTTATTGATACTCAGGTTATATTGCAGGATCGAGAAGATTTAGATAGCCCACCATTTCAAGGAGTAGATACTAATACAACATTCAACAGTACAACCAGTGCATTACAACTTACAAATCCAGCTACAAACGCAACAGGAGAATATGCTTTTAAAGATGTATTAGATTTAGGTGCTGTATTTTCTCTTGATTTAAGAAGAGTTATACGTTCTGTTGGTTTTGTTATAGGAACAGATATAGAAACTATTATTCCAAGTGGTTCTTTTTGGGATGATTATGCTATTGATGGTAACTTTGATGGTGCAGCAGCAGATGAAGCAAACTGTCAGATACAAGTAGCAACATCTCAAACAGCATCAGGTAGTTTTGGATCGTTCAATAACTTTGCAAATGGTACATTTAAAGGTCGTAGATTTAAGTTTAAGTTAGTTTTAGAAACTACAAATACTGCTCAAAACATGAACGTGCAACAGGCAGGATTTACAGCAGAGTTTCAATCAAGAACAGAACAAAATTATCAGACAGGAGGCACTACATCTACTGCACCACAATCATCTGGTACATCTGCAAAAGCTGTGACATTTGGAACACCATTTTTTGTTGGTACTTCATCTTTAGGAGGAGCAAATGCTTTCTTGCCTACTGTTGGTATAACAATTCAAAATGCTCAATCTGGTGATTTCTTTACTGTAACTAATGTTTCTGGTACAGGATTTACTGTAAATATTAAAAATGGTTCTAGTTTTGTTGATAGAACTTTCACATTTTCTGCGGTAGGATATGGTAAAGGTGTTTAATATGGAGAAAACTATTTAGATGAGCCAAGTTGCGGATTATAATATAGCCAATGCCTCTGGAGCCAGCGTGAGGGCAGACTTAAATGCTGTATTTAGTGCTATAAAAACACTGAATAGCGGTGGTAGTGATCCATCAAACACAGAGGCTTTTATGCCTTACGTTGATACAGCAGATAGCAATAATTTAAAAATAAGAAATGCAGCTAATAATGGTTTTACTACTGTTGGTTCTGTTAATTCTGCAAATTTAGGATTACTACCAAGAGCAGGTGGTACGATGACGGGTCAGTTATTGGGCGATGATAGTTCTGTTGCAGGAAGTCCAGCTTATGCGTTTGATAATGATACAGATACAGGAATGTTTCGATCAGGTGCTAACACAATAGGTTTTTCAACATCTGGTACTGCAAGAGTATCTATAAGTGATGCTGGTTTAGATGTTGTTAATGGATTGCCGATAAGATTACAGGATTCTAGTGGTTCTCCTTTTGTTTCTTTAAAATCACCATCTGCTCTATCTGGTAACGTAGCTTTAACACTCCCATCTTCCATAACAAATGGTGGATTTTTACAGACAGATGGTTCGGGTAATTTATCCTTCCAAATTGTAGCTGGTGTACCATCTGGATCTGTATTTTGTATGGCTGTAGCTACTGTACCTTCTGGTTATCTAGAGTGTAACGGTGATGCGGTTAGTAGAACGACATATGCTGCTTTATTTGCAGTTATTGGTACTGCTTATGGAACGGGTGATGGATCAAGTACTTTTAATCTTCCTGATTTGCGCGGAGAATTTATTAGAGGTTTTGATAATGGTAAAGGAACAGATAGTGGTAGATCAATAGCTACTTCACAGGGATCACAAAACGCACAACATAATCACTCTGCTACTACAACTGGTTCTGTAGGTTTGCACAGACACAAGTACGCTTTTGCTCAAGGTAGTAATGGTGGTATAGGCACTAACTTTGGTGGATCAGGAATTGTCAATGTAGGTCAAAGTGGAGGTAGATTAGCGGAATTAGAGCAATCAGGTGGTATTGATGGTCAAGATTTAAGAGGTTATGTTGCTGACTCTGATGATACACAGCCATCACTTTCTGTTAGTACAACTATTGCTAATCAAGGTGGTAACGAATCAAGGCCACGCAACATAGCTATGATGTATATAATTAAAGTTTAATTATGGCAATTGAACCTGGCATATATAATTTTACGCTCCAACGAAGATCGGATCATACAATTCCGCTTGTTTTTACGGATTCTAATAACAATGCTATAAATCTTACTGGATTTACTGTAGCTGCACAGGTTTGGGAAGAAACTAGGACTACAAAATATGCTGATTTTTCTGTTAGTTACACAGACAGAATTGCTGGATCGGTAAGCATTACTCTTACTGACACACAGACTGCGACATTTACCCCAGATATTTTAAAATATGATGTTTTATTAGTTGATGCAGCAGGAGCCAAAGAATATTATTTAGAAGGTACAATATTTGTAAGCGAGGGTTACACTACAACATGAGTAATGTCACTATCACAACTGCAAAAAATACCGTTACTGTTAACGGTGATACTAATGTTGTTACAGTTGCAACTCCAGGGCCACAAGGCCCATCTTTTGCAACATCAAGCACTCCTTTAAATGATTCTAACAAAGTCAACAATTCAATAGTGTATTTTGATTCAACAAGTGGTACATTTAAAGCAGATCAAACTCGCACCGTTGAAAATCTTGTAGACGGAGGAAACTTCTAACATGGCAAACACCTTAAGAATTAAAAGATCTACTGGATCGTCAGCACCCACCTCACTAGCCAATGCAGAACTAGCGTTTAGTGAAGGTAACGAGATAGGTTACATCGGTATTGGAACGGGAGGTGTTGGAGGATCAGCAACGACTATAAATAAAATATTTGGTAAAGGTGCATTTTTTGATAAAGACACAACAAGAACTGCAAATACTATTCTTAGTGGTCCGACCTCTGGAAGTGCTGCTGCACCTACATTTAGAGCATTAGTAAGTGATGATATACCTTCAATAGCTCATACAAAAATAAGTGATTTTGATACAGGAGTAAGAACAAATAGATTAGATCAAATGGCTGCACCAACTGGTTCAGTTTCATTAAATAGTCAGACAATTACTAATTTATCTGATCCTGTTAATACACAAGATGCTGCAACTCGTGGATTTGTAGAGGCTACAGCACAAGGACTCGATATTAAAGATTCATGCGTAGCAGCCACTACAGGAAACATCACAATCGCTACTGCACTTAATAATGGAGATACGCTAGATGGTGTTACTCTTTCTACAAATGATCGTGTTCTTGTAAAAGATCAATCTACTGCAAGTCAAAATGGTATTTATGTTGTTGGGTCGTCACCAGCTAGAGCAGATGATTTAGCTGCTGGTTCAGATGCAGCAGGAATGTTCACTTTCGTAGAACAGGGAACTGTTAATGCGGATAATGGCTTCGTCTGTACTAGCAACAAAGGTTCAGCAGTTACAGGAACAAATAATCTAACTTTTGCACAATTTTCTGGTGCTGGTCAGATAACAGCAGGAGATGGTTTAGACAAGTCAGGCAACACATTATCGGTTGATCTTAAGGCTAATGGTGGACTTGTTATTGAATCTACAGAAATAGCTGTAAAACTTGATGCAAGTTCAATTACTGGAACGCTTGCCATAGGAGATGGTGGAACGGGTGCTACAAGTGCAAGTGCAGCTAGAACTTCACTAGGGCTTGTTATTGGAACTGATGTCGAACCACACTCGGATAAATTAACCGAGCTTGCCACAATGGGTCAGACAACAGCTAACTCTTTAGCTGATTTAACTGCTGCTGAAGTTCAAATATTAGACGGAGCTACAGTAACTACTACTGAATTGAATATTATAGATGGAAATACCTCGGCCACTTCAACAACCCTTGCTACTGCTGATCGAATGGTTATAAACGATGCAGGAACTATGGTTCAAGTTGCATTATCTGATCTCGTTACTTTTCTTGAAAATGGAAGTGTATCAGGCTTTGATATAGATGGTGGAACTTATTAGACCATAGGAGGTAAAAGCCAATGGCTAATACAATAAAAATTAAAAGAGGTAGCGGAAGCGATCCATCAGCAAGTGATATGGTTCTGGGCGAACCAGTACTGCGAACTGATACAGCAGAATTATTTTTTAAGAAAGATGATGGTTCAGTAGCAAAAGTATCAGGTGGAGGCGGTGGCCCTGATTTTAAATATTTAGAACTTAGAAACGCAGCAAATAATGGCGCAGCTAGTTACCCAGCAAACGATTTTACTCTTGTCACCTCTGGAACTACAAATGCTATTACACCAGCAGCAGCAAATACTTTATTAGTTAGCGTTAATGGTGTTATCCAAAAACCTAATGCTGGAACATCGACAAGTGGTATTACAGGATTTATCGTTGATGGCTCAAGGTTTAAAACCGCTACTAACTTAACACAAGCACCAGATTTTATTATTTATCAAGAGTCAGGCGGTATAGGAGAGCCAAGCGACAATACAGTTAGCGAAGCAAAATTAAAAGTTAGCAATAGTCCTGTAAATGGCTACTTTCTCTCTGCACAATCTGGCAATACAGGAGGACTTACATGGGCTGCACCTATAGCAACATCTTGTACTGGTAACTCTGCAACAGCGACAGCACTTGAAACAGCTAGAACTATAAATGGAACTAGCTTTGACGGCACAGCGAATATCACAGTTACGGCTGCTGCTGGAACATTAACTGGCACTACCTTAAATAGTTCTGTTGTTACCAGTTCTCTTACATCGTTAGGAGACTTGTCAGGGCTTACTGTAAATGGCAATTCTTCTCTTAGACATATTCTTGTTCAAGCAGACAGTACATATGATATTGGAACAACTAGCACTCGCTATAGAAATGTCTATGCAGATGCGTATTACGGAGATGGATCAAACCTTACAGGTATTAGCAGTACAAATAACTTTGTAAACTCAGCTTCATTTGATACAGGCAACGGAGTGCTAACACTTGGAAGGTCTGGTTTAGGTAATGTAACAGTTGATTTAGATGGTAGGTTTGCAACAGGTACAATTCCAACAAATAACAATCAGCTAATAAACGGAAGAGGATTTATTACTGGATCTGGAAATACAACTGGACAAGCAAGATTTTTAGAAAATAGCAGAACTGGATCCGCACCAAATTATGCTCTTAGAGCATGGGTTAACTTTGATGGTAGAGGTTCAATAAGTATTAGAGGTAATGGAAACGTAAGTAGTATTTCTGATTTTGGTACTGGTAATTACAGAGTTAACTTTTCAACGTCTATGGCTGATGGTAACTACTCAACAACAACTATGGGTGGTTATGACAATACAGGTGGTACTGCACCATTTATTATCTTTTCTAATGGAGGTTTTGACGGATCTCCTTTACAATATAATTCTTCTGGTGTTAGATGCGGTTCTACTTATGCAGACTTTAGATATGCAACACTTATGTTTGCAAGATAAGTAAAAATTTATTATTCTATAAAAAAATACTTTTATGCCTACAAATACCACAAAAAAAATAGTTTACAAAGATGATGATGGTACTGTTGTTGTAATTACACCTTCAGATG